CCATTTGAAACGGTGCCATTGACTGAGCTTGGGGCGGTGGTGCCATTGCCTGAGCTTGGGGTGGTGGTGCCATTGCCTGAGTTTCGTCCCAGGGCATACCAGAGTCCTCAAATGGCGCCATTGCTTGAGCTTGAGGCGGTGGTGCCATTGCTTGAGCTTGGGGTGGTGGTGCCATTGCCTGAGCTTGGGGCGGTGGTGCCGTTGCCTGTATCTCCGCCATATCTGATGGGCTTAAACTCGAATCATCACTATACACGTCAGCATTGATCTGCTGCATGCCAGGAAATGCAGACGCACTTTCACCAGAGGCTGCGAAGGCATCGTCAAGATCTCCAATATATCTGGCCAGCCTTTGTTTCGTCCTACTTTCATCAGGCAACATCTCATGCCTTGCGTGCAGAGCCTCTCTCCTTTCCCGATTTGTGATTGAAGGACCACCCGCAAGCGACTGGGGGCGTTGCTGGGGCGGGTTAAAACCACCCATCCCGCCACCCATAAACGGCTGAGGGCGTTGTTGTTGATACGGGTTAAAACCACCACCCATAAATGGTCTGCGTTGTTGTTGGTACGGGTTAAAACCACCCATCCCGCCACCCATAAACGGCTGAGGGCGTTGTTGTTGATACGGGTTAAAACCACCACCCATAAATGGTCTGCGTTGTTGGTACGGGTTAAAACCGCCACCCATAAATGGTCTGCGTTGTTGGTACGGATTAAAACCACCCATCCCGCCACCCATAAACGGCTGAGGGCGTTGTTGTTGGTACGGATTAAAACGCATATTTCTGGCGCGTCCGCCAAACGGGCTGTAGGGAAGCTGTCTAATCCCCGGTTTGGGGAACGCTCCGCGCTGACTGAAAATCCCCATTTAAAATCTCCTACGCCCGAAACACCGTCAACGTGTTAAAGGTTGAAACCGTGTACTGCACGTAGATTCCAGCAGAAAACACCATGCCCTCGTCTGGAATGGTTAAATCTCTGGTTGCAGTCGCTGACGCCACTGTTCCGACCTTGTAAACGCTTGTGCCAGTTGGGCTCGTCGTCAGAAAATTCAACACACCGGCGGTGCCGGTACACACCAGGTTTATGCCTTGAAAGCGAGATCTGCCGGCAAAAACCACATCAGCAGCAGATGCATTCACACCAGCACTCACATTGCCGGCGGGGTCACCCACAGCAGTAATGCTTGTAACGGTTTTGAAATATGAGCTACCAGTAGCTGTACCAGCATTTGCACCCGTAATTGACTCTGTTTGAGCATCGCCATTTACATCGGTGCCAACAACAGTAAATGAAATAGCAGAATCGTCTCCAGCCGAAAGAATGGTTACAACTCTTCCGGCATCAAACGTGCACGAACCGCCGGAGGCTAAAGCGCCTCCGATGGTCAGTGCGGCGTTATTGCCTACTGCAGCTGCTGCTGAAATGCCATCGGCATCCAGCGCTTGCGTATCAGCGGTCAGATGGACCGCCTTTACGTCGTAGCCACTTGATTTAGTCGCCATGCGGTCCTCCTTTATTCAAATGGTGTAGCCAGTGTGCCGTCACCATGAAGGAACGCTTCGCAATGCCAAACTGCTGCGCTGGTTGCTACCAGACGAATAACCCCTCCGACCAACCAGCCCTGCCCAGCAGTACCTAGATCGATTGTGTCGTCATCACTCGCATCAGGAATGAAGGTGTTCATATCCGTTGCCGTGGCTGGATCAAAAATGTGTGCAAAGCCAGAGAACAGATCGCTGGCATTGTCCGTATTGATCTGACCCGCACCCGTGAACGTAGTGCCGACGATGAACGTGTAGTTCAATCCAGCCACCGCCGTAGGCAAAGTAACCACGATCCCGGCGGCTCGGTTTAGAGTGTAAACCGTACCTGAATCAGTCGATTCTACTGATTTGGTAGCATCAGTAATGCTGCTTACATTGGCGTAGGAAGATACATAGCCCGTCGTAGTGATGTTACCGCTGCTATCGACATCGAGATTTGTGGTAACTGTACCAGTGCCGGCCGCAATAGAAATTTGCTCAAAGCCATTTTCGGACCTGACTGGTCCATTGAAAGTTGAATTAGCCATAATTCCCTCCTCGGAGAATTCATCTATCGTCTTGGCAAATGTCCGCTAGGCCGGTCGATAGAATCAAAAATTATCCTAGACCTTTCGAGTATAGCATCGTTTTCAAAAAAACCTGAAAGCGAATACCACTCAAGATTGCAACGGGTTATTAAAATCGGCGCAAAAAAAGGGGCCATGCGGCCCCAAAAAGCTAAGCTAGGCTAGGCTTAGGATGTAGCGGGAAATATGACCCTATATTCTACGTCTAATCCACCGCTGGTCAATTGCCCAGAATAAAAAAAGGAGCCCGAAGGCTCCTTTTAGGGATCGGCGGTTGAGGAACAAACCCCGCCGTGGGTTCGATTCGATTACGCGCCTTGGGAACCGTAAATACCGCGCCAGTCACTCCAGCCGAAGCTGAAGCGCTCTCTCGCCTTGTACCGAATGTTGCCGGTACTGAAGTCGGGCTCCATGCTCGTTTCCATCGCCGTTCTCTGAAACATCTTTAGACCTTCGCCCATCGTTGTTACAGAAGTTAGCAGGAAGAAAGCATCTGGGTCAGTCAGGTAATGATTCACCGTGTAGCCACCAGGCAAAACACCTGTCGCCTTCACAGCGTTAAGATCATTATCTGCACTTCCCGGCCGTCCCGTGGAGTTGAGGATTCTCTCGGCAACAAAAACCAGTTCCGAGGGAACTACGAGCTTTTCTGCCTGAACAGAGATCGTCAGACCGCGGTCGTCGGTGAAGTCGCTGATGTCGATCAACGCATCTTCAAGGCTCGTCTCGTTGAGATCTGCCATTGATGAAGCCCTGTTCGCCGCCGTGCCACCACCCGCGAGGGTGTGCCCAGTGTTGATCAGAGATACGCTGTCGCCGCCTGTGTAAGACGAGGAAAACGCATTGTTGAGGACGTTCGCTCCCTTTACCTCTTTCGTGTTTGCCATCGAGCGAGCAAGCGCTTTCGTGTAACGCTTGCCTAACGCATCGTACAAATTATCTTCGACAGCTTCTTCCGTAAGTGCAAACGCGAGAGCGATTGTTTCATGTGTGTACCGCGACGTATAACTTTCTGTCGCGTTGTCGAATGAAACGCTTGCGCCCTCACTTTTCGTTGGAGCTCCACCAAAGCCTGTGATCAGAACCTCTTCCTCGAAAGCTCGTTGTGAGTCTTCGACGGAAAAGATCTCAGCGTATTCTTGTGTGTATTCGTCATACGACATTCCGAATAGTGAGTTCAGGCCCGGTTCTAGCTCTTTAGCAAGTTGTGCTCTTGAAATAGCCATATTCTTACTCCTTTATGCTAGACCAGCGCCCTTCTGACCCATGATGTGGTTTTGTATAACCACATAAACATTGGTGTTAGAAGCGCTCACGTCAGAGTTGTTGGGATCCTCAGAGATATCAATTGCTTTGAGGGGTAAGGTTGCGGTGGTCGCGCCCGTAGACACGTCCAACTCGTCTCCAGAAATACCGGTATCGGTGCTTCCAGAATTGGTTTTGATCGTATCAAAATTACCGAGCAGGTCTGCAACTGGAAATGCTTCGTCTGCCTGAATCTCGAAAACCGTATTCGGGTCATCGATGATAAAAGCAATTATGTCTGAAGCAGCCGTGCTTGCTGGGTAGTAATTCCGATACACCTGCTCACCAGTGGTTGGGTCCGTGTACTGACAGCCATTGAATACTCCAACCAACGGAACCGTGCCGCCGACAGCGTGTATTTCCACACCGCCGCCAGTAACTTGCATAACCAAATCGCCTTGGTAAATCGCAGTTCCATAAGATGAAGCAATTCTATAACGTGACTGACCACCAGAATACGGTGCCCCACCCATCTGCTTAACAGGCTTCAAACCAAATGAGGCGTCTTTATTCGCCATGATTTGTTTCTCCTATCTAAGTTGAGTGATGTTATTTCTTGCCAAAGGAAACCTGTGTGTCTCGCTGCGGATCATACTTGACATATTGACCGTCCCGTCTGCTTTCAGAAAACATGGTGTTATCCAAAGCGTTGACGGCGTCGTCGCTTTTGCCTTCATAGTAGGCTCGGCGCTCTGCAACAGTCTCATTCGGAATCTTGGCGAGCAGGAGTCCCTCATTATAAACAATGCCAGCATGTCGGCTATTGTCGTCCGCTGTGGGCAATGGCCAATCACTAGGAAGGTCGGTGCCTCTCACGAGTTCCCAACCCTCTCGTAAACGTCTGCTGACGTTTGCGCGATCTTCCTGTCCCAACATCGACTCCCTGATCCAGCGATATGTATAGCCGGGGGGAGCCGGCGGAGTGTCTAGCTTTCTTACTGGCGTCCACGGTTTTCTACGAGGTGATTTATCGTGCGACTCGGAATCACGAGAATTTCGATTTGGCGCTTTTTGCTCAGCCATT